GTTTCTCACTTAAATTCATTATACAATTGTAATATAATCTTTTACTCTTTCTATGACTGATTCATACGTGTCGTCATATAGTCTAGGCATAAAGCTGTGTCTAGACTGAATAATAACTTTACCTTTGGAGTTTTGAGATATGTTCTTTATATCTTCTACTCTAATTAATATTTTTTCTTTTTTCAAATCAGATGTGTCCACCTCTTCTAAATCGTCTGCACAAATTTCCTCACAAGCTTCTTCAAAACGTTCTGAAGACAATCCTAAATTCTCAGCTTTTTCTTTTGCTTCTTCCAAACACTTTTCACAATCTAAAGTATCAGCAAAATTGTTTGAAGTTGCGTAGTAACCTGTTAATTCTATAAATACTATTTTACTCATCACACTGATTTAGTCAGTAGCCTTCTAGCCTCTGTTGTCAGAGAGCTCGCTCTTGACCTGTTAATACTTCCACAAGAATCACATCTAAGAGCATCGTACTCAGACATGTATGTCTTGTAAGTTCCTACAATAGTTAAGTCTGTTCCTCCACAAGTTGCACAACAAGTTACGTTTTCACCTATGTGAAGTCCCATATTTGGATGAGGAGTAATCCAAGAACGTATCCTTAAGTATACTTCCTCTAGAAGAGTCACATCTTTAATGTTATAGTCCTCCATCTTGTTGAGAGATTCTTGGTCTCCTTCCATACATCCTTTCCACAATTCAAAGCCCCCAGTCTCCATCTTACCTCCAAGCTCTAGAAACTTAGCAACATAGTCTAGTTTGTTAGACGAAATGTTAAACTTCTTCCTGACATGTTTAAGGGTGTCAATAGTCTGGTACGGTGTCGGTGGGTGTAAGCCCAGTTTCAGGAAGCGAGTGTTAACTCTTTTGATATCAAACTTGTCTCCATTGTGAGCGATTACAATGTCTGCATCGTTCAAGAGCTGCCAAAAGTTTCTTACTATTCTAGAATCATCTTGATTCTTTGCTTCTTCAGGTGTTAATTTACCTGTAAATACTTCTTCTTCAAATAACCATTTTACTGACCAGGTGATGATAAACCAGTCTGATTCTAGCATTGATAGGTTGTGCCCTACGTTTTGATTCCACAGCCCCCATATGTTAGACATCAGTGGTGCAGTTTCAATATCAAATATAAGAACTCTCGCAGGGCTAATGCTTTGGGCTTCTTCTCTTAATGCTTCGTCAGCATCAATTTCGGGTAAAGAGTTGATATACCTACTAACAGCTCTTCTCCAAGAATCAGTGTATTTGTACTTATGTTTTTTGCAAAACTCTTCTGCTGTATACGTAAAGTTACCGTGTTTACCATATATTGCTAATATTTCCTCGATGTGTTTACGTATAATATCCTTTATAACCATCCTAACAGTTTAAGTCTCCTGGGAAATATTTCCCTAGAATGTTACCGTTATAAAACCTCCTACTATCTCTAATAACATCCATCTTGAATTGAGCTTCAGTTTCAAGGAAAGAGAGTTTCTTTTCACAATTAGAAAACTCCCAAATCACCTTTTCAAACCTATCTCCATTCTTTATATCCTCGTTGAGCTGTGTATTCGAACCCGTGTACAACAACCAATCAGACTCTAATCTAGCCTTATGTACCCAAACAGGCAAGCCTTTTTTGGATTTTTTTTTGTTTTTATGTCTTTTTACTTGACAACCCTCTAGTTTTAGCTCTTGAAATCTCTTGATTCCAACCCTTTTCCAGTGATACAAGCTTTTTTTACCTATGTACATCCTATCCTTGGATAGATTGGTTATGCAATACACAAAGCCAATTGCATCGGTAGGTATCTGCTCTATAGAGCTTATCTTCTTGTCATCGTAAACCCACATTACCAGCCGCAAATTTTTTCGTACTGTTCCATAAATTTAGCAACCATAGGGTCTCTGTAATTCTGCTGAAGTTCCACGTGAATCATTCCATCCAGTCTGTCTGCAGTTTCTATCAGTTGATTAAAACCGCTTCGACTAGGCTGCTTCAAATCATTCTGTCTCAAGTCCCCTGTAAATATCATAAGAGAGCCTTTACCAAGTCTTGTAAAGAATAGATACGTTTGAAGCTTAGTCAGGTTCTGTGCTTCATCAATAATCATTATACTGTTGGTCACTGTCCTTCCTCTAGCAAATTGTAAAGGTAGTAACTCTAATTGACCATCTTTCAACCACTTTTCTACCTCCTTCTTACCGTTCTCTCTTAGAATCTCCATGTTTTCTATAACAGGAGCACACCACTGCCTCATCTTCTCATCTTTGTTCCCTGGAAGGTATCCCATGTCCTCTGTAGAGACCTGTGGGCGAGCTATATACATCTTCTCTACTCCTCCCTTCAAAAACAAATCTAAGGCTATCTGTGAAGCTAAGAACGTCTTAGACGTACCTGCTTTACCAGTTATGATAGCAATCTTAGAGTCAAGAATTTTTTCTTTTGCAAGTTTTTGTTCTTCACTCAATTCGTACTTAAAAGACGGGTTGGTTTTTGTCTTTCTAGTACTTAAGTCCTCTCTCATTGATTATAATGTTTAGTTATCTCCTCCCTCAAGATATCCTCAAGGTCAGGATTATCTTCAAGTAAAGCGAACACCGCTTTCTTGCCTTGTCCTAGCTGCGAGCCATCATAGCTGTACCATGCTCCCTTTTTCTCTATGAGACCAAGAGCTATGGCCATATCTACTATTTCTTCCTTTGCATCAATCCCCACTCCAAACTTTAACTGAAAAGAATGCTTTTGCAAAGGTGGATATGTTTTATTTTTTTCTGTTGTTGCAGTTACTAAGTTAGATACTTGCCTATCAACACCATCAACTTTCTCTTTGTTACCAGCAGACTTGCTTGATGTAAGTTTTATCCTAATAGACGAATAGAACTTCAAAGCGTTGCCCCCTGTAGTGACATCTGGAGAACCATACATAACACCAATTTTTTGGCGAAGCTGGTTCACAAATATAAGAGTGCAGTTGTTTCTACTTGCAATAGGAGACAACACACGCATTGCTTGTGACATCAATCTTGCATGTACACCCATCTTGCTCTCTCCTGCTTCACCTTCAGCTTCAACAGAAGGTACCATAGTTGCAACTGAGTCCACAACCACTAATCCTATCTCACCAGTGTTGGCAAGTGTCTTAGTTATTTCTATAGCTTCTTCTCCGCTATTAGGTTGGCAAAAAATAAGCTCTTCAGTGTTTACACCTAGAGCTTCTGCATAGTTCTTATCAAACGCATGTTCCATATCAACAAACGCACACTTCTTGCCCATTGCTTGTGCCTGTGCTATTGCGTGGATGCATAATGTACTCTTCCCTGAAGACTCCCACCCAAACAACTCTATAATTCGTCCTAGAGGATATCCCCCTCCTGTTATTGTATCTAGTCCTAGAGAACCTGTAGGTATTCTCTCTAGTTTTTCAAATGCTTCGTTTTCACCGAGATGAAAAACAGAACCCGAACCAAAATTTTTATTTAAACTCTTTAGAGCTTCATCTAGCTTACTTCCCATTGTTTAGTTTTGTTTTAAATAGTTTGAACATTGTCTCCACAAAATGAGTGGCAATACCACATCTGACATCATGTAGAAATAATTCGAAAACAAAATCCTCTATCTCTGCTCGTAGTTCGTCATATAGCTCATCTGACAAGTGCTCAGTGTCCACATAATCTACTACACACTCGAAGTAATCTTTAAAGTACTCCCTGTCTAACAATTCATTAGGGTCTGTCATAATTGTGGTTTTGTGTGAAACTACGAAATATATCTGACATAAACAAGTAATTTACAATATTTTTTTTACTTGTAAATTTTTTTTACAAAAACCCTTGACATTGTCAATTTTATTTACTATGTTTGCAATGTCCAAACAAGGGGAGAGAGGAAAGGGGGACTACAGGGGGTTTGGTGAGAGGGGTTCTAGGGTGAGTAAATAATATAATATGTCTAAATACACAGCACTTCCTTTTGACATACAATATACAGATAAAATTGACCTTATCAAGAAGGTCTTAGAGATATATTCTGTTTCTGTTACATCTTTAACTAAAAGAGACATGGATATCTTGCTTTTGTGTTTATTGTATGACATGAATGATAAGAAATTTAAAAATAAAGTTATTTCATCTGGTATAGGTGTAAATACAGAGCAAAATGTTGCTACAATGCTTTCTAGGTTAAAAAAGAAAGGATTAATAGATAAAAACAACAGAGGTAAAAAAGTATTTAA